GCAACAATTTCAGGATATGTAAATTTGTTGCCTTATAATAACACTACTAATACTTTAGTAGCACCAGTAATGGTGAAAATGTGGTTATTTTCTTCAAAACAAATAAACACTAATAATGTATCTCTAACAGGGATAGCTAATAATTTTTTTGATGTTATAAATTCAGCAATAGGTTTTCAAGGAAATATGTTAGACCTTTTGCTTACACCAAATAAGGATGCTTATACAATTCACGCTACCAAGCAATTTAAACTTGGACTTACAAATAATCCAAGTAATGTAACAGTTGGTTCTGATAATTCATCATTTAGTCAAAAATTTAGTTTTTCGTATGGTAAACATTTAGGAAAATTAAAATACGATGATACATCAACCATAGCAACAAATAAGAATTTGTTCTTAGCTTTTCAGGCAGTTTATCCAGATGGGTCAACTGCGGCTATATCAGTAGCCGAGCATCATTGGGTAACTAGAATAGAATACACAGATGCTTAATAAAAAAGACCAATAAAAAAGGACGTGTTAAACCTTTCGATAAGCCCTATACATTGATAGATATTTTACATTCCATGTGTGTAAAATATATATTCCACCTTTATTTTGATTATTTTAGGTCTAGCCGTGCCTATATATCCACATCTACGAATATGAAACGAGGATTTGGATTTATATAGGCAAAATGGTCAAAAAGAAGGCGAAGGTTGGCGAATATATTTTTACATATCAATGTAAAAATATCTATCGAAGAACCACGTAGTGGTTTTTCCCGACGAGCAAAGCGAGGAGATGTTAAACAGTATCGATACAAGACACAGACCATCTGTCTCGACTTAACTTTTCATATTCAGGAGGTGAGTTAGCAAAGACTACAATATGAGGTGCGTTAAAAATTTTCGAACCAGTTTCGTATTTGGTATTACAGACCATACCATTTTTAATTGATTCAATAGCACTATATGAAATTTTATTTCCATTATTTCTAGGTAAGTCAAATATGATAATGTCGCATGTATCCATATCACTGTTAAATACTATATTAATTATGTCAGCATAATTTCCTTTGCCACACACAATAGCCTTCATATTATATACTAGATATTTACAAAAACTTGACTTGCCTGATCCGCCTTCGGCGGACCAGAGCCAGTTAACAATTCTGTCGTCAGGTTCAGATTTTAATGTGTCAAGTAAGTTTTTTTGCCAATCATAAAGTTGGCTATCTAATAATATTTTCAACGGTTTAGGAAAACCCCATTTAATAAAATTACCTTCTTTAGAACAATATTTGATATTTTGTTCTTCATCTCCTTTACAGGATTCAAGATGAGGTTTACCGGTAATTTTTATTTCAGCAATTCTCATAGGTTTTTTGAGAGCAATAAAGCCTTGTAAGTGTTTTCTTCCCGTTGTAGGGCAAGTTTCAAATCCAACTATACCTTTTTTAGATATAGTTTGGTATTGCCTAATTATCTCATCTAAATTAGTTTCATAATTGTGATGAGTAAAACAGTAGAAAGTTTTTCTAGTTGGTTGTTTGTGAGGAGAAGAAGTAACAGTATTACCTTCTTCTCCCACATGCCTATTATTGCCTAAAGTTTCCATTATATACTTTAGCAATATATTAATTTCTTTATATACTTTATATAAAGTGATTTTATGGCTTTTAGACGTTATACGAAGGTTTCTAAAAAGACTACTAAGAAAAGAGCGAAGCGAACAACGAGAGTTGGAAAAGCAGTTAAACAGTATGTTAAACGAGCACTTGGACGTGAAGTAGAGAAAAAGGTGATTTCAAGTTATGCTGTAAATCAACCAATAATGACGGCAATTGCCACAACTCCAACAACTTTGAGTTTGGTTCCGTCTCCGATTCAAGGAATTGGAAAATCTCAACGTATAGGAAATGAAATCCTTGTAAAAAAAGCAACAATTTCAGGATATGTAAATTTGTTGCCTTATAATAACACTACTAATACTTTAGTAGCACCAGTAATGGTGAAAATGTGGTTATTTTCTTCAAAACAAATAAACACTAATAATGTAT